GGTAGGGGAAATCCCTATCTCGAATTCTAACAAATGCTTGTTAGAAGAACGGTCAAGTCCGTTACTGGTTAATTGGGGTACTACTGATGAGTAATTGTCTTAGTTCTTTCCTTTTAATCAAACGTTGATCGTCTGCAAAAAGTATTGGAACACCGAGTCTGTCCGGTTGATGGTTTAATCCATCTTCTTTACAATTCGTTGTTTCCGCGGAATTCTTCGGTAAAGAGCCATGGTCTTAATTGACCTAAATTCTTTATATGGAGATGCCTGCGGGAGTGTTAATCCCACTTGCTTCCAAAGCTGGCTCCCTCCCTCTCACGAGGACAAGGAAGACAATGCTACGGTGAATAAAATAAACCGTAGTGGATTTGTGAAACCCCACGGGTGATCCCCGGTCAATAATTTAAAACTATTGATAGGTAATCTGAAACTGCAGAAAAAGCAGCGGTGGATTTAAATTAAGAGTTAATCGCTTAATTTGATCTCCAACCGGTCTTCTATAATGAATGAAAAATTCAAACCTTATTCGAAGATTATTCAGATTTAATCTTATTCCTTATAGTTATGATAAAATCATAACTAAAGGAAAAAGAACCTTTAGGGTAACAATTAATCCAATTGTTGCCATGATCAGAAGAAACTCTGGTCGGTCATTAGTAGCAATAATCATTCGATTATTACCTACTTTTGATGGGAAACCTTCCAAAAGCATCGTAAATATGATTATTTCAATTTTACGAAGCTTTTCCGCTATCGCGAACCGACAAGGGATTAAAGGTCTTGTTTTATACTTAAAACAAGTATCTGTTTTAACTCAGCAAATTATTTGTGGATATAAAATTCCAACAACTAATCCAAGAGTTAAAAGAGACAAGACCGGTATTCCTTGCATCTTCCCTTTAGCAGTAAGAAACCAAATTAGATTGCGAAGAGCATCTTTTATAAGATTCTCTTTAACTATGGCCTCTATTTATAGAGACCTAAGTTTTAAAGCAAAACCTAATTTGGAAAGTATTACTGCTCCTTATTCAGGGGAAGCTCTAATTATAAAAGAAATTATTTCTTTTATTCCTACATTTGTTAAATTATTTGTAGGTCCAGTAAGGAAGTTTTCGTTAGAGGGAATGTTTGTATGATTCCCAATATTGAAATCCTCTCCACAGTGTTTTGGCTCTCTTTCGAGTACCAACCCGATAGTTATGATCAGATCTGCTGGGGCTTTAACACCCTCACAGATTGAAAATCTTAGAACTTTATGAGCTTTATCAGCTCCTTGAACTAAGACAGATCATACTAAAAACAAAGGGATGTACAATATAATTACTCATTTGTATTTATATAGTTTTCCCGATGTTCTATCAGGTTGCCTTGAAATGGCAAAAGCACTGACTTCGCTTTATAAAAGCGGGAGTTTTACTGGGAAATTAGGCTTCAAAA